CTGTTGTACAATATATAGTTGATAGACCCTACAATAAAGCAGAAGAAGAAAATTTTAATTGGAACAAATACGGGATTGAGTGGCCTATTCAAGGTACTCCAATCCTGTCAGTTAAGGATACAGAATGAAAATAGGATTTAATTGTAGCAGTTTTGATCTGCTGCATGCAGGTCACGTGACTATGCTAAAGATGGAAAAACAATTATGCGATTATTTAATTGTTGCTTTACAAATCGACCCAACAATGGATCGTCCTGGAATTAAAAATAAACCAGTACAAAGCGCATATGAAAGATATGTGCAATTACAAGCTTGTAAATATGTTGATGAAATACTTGTTTATGAAACTGAATATGATCTATTGCAATTACTACAAACACAAACAATTCATATTCGTTTTTTAAGTGACGAATATCTAAATAGAGATTTTACTGGTAAGCAATGGTGTATGAATAATGGTATTGAATTACATTACCATAAACGTCAACACGATTATAGTTCAAGCGAACTTAGAGCTCGTACTGCAGAATTGGAAAATTCTAAAAAATCAAACTCTTCTAAAGGACCAGACATTCCTCAGTACAGCCCCGAATTAATAAGAGGTAATAAATAATGAACGATAAAATATATTCACTTAGAGTAAAGGCTGTAACTACAATTGAAATTGTAAATCCAGATACTGGCATTACACATCATAGAGAATTTTTTGATGAAGAAAAGTTCGCCGAGTTGATTATTAAAGAATGCGCCAAGTCTCTATGGACCGAAGAATGCTATAACAGTGATTTAGCATTAGAAGAGTTTGAAAGAAACGGCGCTAAGATTAAAGAACATTTTGGAGTTGAAGAATGAAACAATATCATAAATTATTAAAAGATATTTTTATTAATGGTGAAGATGTAAGCGATCGCACAGGTACAGGCACTCGATCTGTATTTGGATATCAAATGAGGTTTAACTTGCAAGACGGGTTTCCTGCAGTTACTACTAAAAAGCTTGCATGGAAATCTGTAGTTGGAGAACTACTTTGGTTTCTCGAAGGTAGCACAAACGAACGTCGATTGGCTGAACTTACTTACGGAAAAGATTCTGACGAGTTAGTTGATAAAACTACTATTTGGACTGCAAACGCTGATGCGCAAGGAAAAGCGTTGGGATACGTAAACGATAAGTTTAGAAAAGATCTTGGTCCTGTTTACGGATATCAATGGCGTAACTTTGGTGGTTCATCATGGCCACGAGATCATGTTGAAGGATTTGATAAAGGTGGCTTTGATCAAATTAAATGGATTATTAACGAAATCAAAACAAATCCTGATTCAAGAAGACTCATTCTTTCTGCGTGGTCTGCTGACCAGATTCATCTTATGGCTCTACCACCTTGTCATACAATGGCTCAGTTTAGAGTACTTAACGGCAAACTAAGTTGTCAAATGTATCAACGATCTGCTGATGTGTTCCTCGGTGTTCCATTTAATATTGCGTCATATGCTCTGTTAACTCATATTATTGCTCGCGAATGTGATCTAGATGTTGGTGATTTTGTACATACTATTGGTGATGCTCATATTTACAGCAATCATTTCGAACAAGTACAAGAACAATTACTACGAAAAGAATATAAGCTTCCTACTTTAGATATTGATGAGAAATTTAAAATAAAAGATGTATATGACCTAGACACTGTAAACATGTTTAAGTTGACAAATTATAAGCATCATGATACAATAAAAGCTAGTATGGCTGTATAAATATTGTTTTACCAGCAGAAGTATATCATAAAAGGAAAGAAGACGGATGAATCAAGCTATTCAAGTAACAAAAAGAAACGGTTCAAAAGAGCTGCTGGATGTAGAAAAATTACACAAAGTTGTATTTTATGCTTGTGATAATATCACAGGTGTTTCTCCAAGTGAAGTTGAAATCAAAACACAAATTCAATTCTATAATGGAATGAAGACTTCGGAGATTCAAGAAACGCTTATCAAAGCAGCTGCTGATCTTATTAGCGAAGAAAATCCAAACTATCAATTCGTAGGTGGCAGACTAATTAATTACGGTTTGCGTAAAGAAGTTTATAATGGATATGAACCATTCCATGTACTTGATTTAGTAAAGCAAAATACGGCTCGTGGCTTTTATGATCCTGAACTTGTAACATATTACTCTGATGAAGAGTGGAATAAAATCAACGACTTTATTAAGCATGATCGTGATGAGCAACTTACATATGTTGCGATGGAACAACTTCGTGGTAAGTATCTTGTACAAAACCGCGTAACTGGAGAGATCTTTGAAACTCCGCAGATGTGTTACATTTTGATTGCTGCAACATTATTCAGTAACTATCCAAAAGAAACAAGATTACAATACGTAAAAGATTATTATGATGCAATTAGTCTTCATGACATTAGTCTTCCTACTCCTGTTATGGCCGGTGTTCGTACTCCTCAACGACAATTTAGTTCATGCGTTCTTATTGAAACTGATGACTCTCTTGACAGCATTAACGCTACTTCTAGCAGCATCGTTAAATACGTAAGCCAAAAAGCTGGCATTGGTATTGGTGGTGGATCCATTCGCGCTATTGGTACACCTATTCGTAAAGGTGATGCATTCCATACTGGTGTTATTCCATTCTATAAAATGTTCCAAGCAGCTACAAAATCTTGTTCTCAGGGTGGAGTACGAGGTGGAGCAGCTACTATCTATTATCCTATTTGGCATTATGAAGCGCAAGACCTTCTCGTATTAAAGAATAACAAAGGTACTGAAGACAACCGTGTTCGTCATATGGATTACGGTGTTCAATTTAATAAATTGATGTATGAGCGTCTAATCTCCGGTGGTGATATTACATTGTTTTCACCTAGTGATGTTCCAGGTTTGTATGACTCTTTTTACGCAGATCAAGAAAAGTTTCGTGAGCTTTATGTAAAAGCAGAACGCAATACTCGTATTCGTAAGAAAACTATTAAGGCTGCTGAGTTGTTTAGTTCTTTCATGGAAGAGCGTAAGAATACAGGACGAATTTATTTGCAAAACGTAGATAACGCAAATGATCATGGTTCATTCTTACCAGAACTTGCACCTATTAAACAGTCTAATCTCTGTGCTGAAATTACATTGCCGACAAAACCGTTAAATGATATTAATGATCCAGACGGTGAAATTAGTCTTTGCACGTTGTCGGCAATTAACTGGGGTAACATTAAAACACCGGCCGATTTTGAAAAGGCATGTACACTTGCTGTTCGTGGTTTAGATGCTCTGTTAAGTTATCAGAATTACCCAATTCTTGCTGCTCGTCTTTCTACTGAAAAGCGTAGACCAATTGGTGTTGGTATTATTAACTTTGCATATTGGATGGCTAAACATGATTTGACATATCAAGACATTACTCCTGATGGATTGAAGTTGATTGATGTATGGGCTGAAGCATGGTCATATTACTTAATTAAAGCCTCAGCTGATTTAGCTATTGAGCAAGGTGCTATTCCAGGTTTGATGGAAACAAAATACGGTTATGGTATTACGCCAAACCTAACATACAAAAAAGATCTTGACGCATTAGTGCCCCATGAAGAACGTATGAATTGGGATGGTCTACGTAAACAACTTAAAGAAACTGGTATTCGTAACTCTACTTTAATGGCTCTTATGCCAGCTGAAACATCTGCACAAATTGCAAATGCAACAAATGGTATTGAACCACCTCGTTCACTTATCTCTGTTAAGCAATCTAAACACGGTGTTCTTAAGCAAGTTGTTCCAGAGTTTAGACGTTTGAAGAATAAATATGATCTACTATGGGATCAGAAATCTCCTGAAGGTTACCTGAAAATTATGGCGGTACTTCAGAAGTATGTTGATCAGGGTATTTCGGTTAATACAAGCTACAACCCGCAATTCTTTGAAGATGAAAAGATTCCAATGAGTGTTCTTCTTCAACACTTGTTAATGTTCTATAAGTACGGTGGAAAACAACTATATTACTTTAATACATTTGATGGACAGGGTGAAATTGATGTTGAGAAAATGACAGCCGAGCCTTTATCCCAAAGCGAAGAAGATGATGAAGATTGTGAATCTTGTAAAATTTAATTAAAAAGCAGACCGAGTTTAACTCGGTTTGTTCATATAAAAATAACTAAGGAAATTGTAGATGAGCGTTTTTAACGTACATAACAGAGCTAACCACACTGAGGTTGCCTCTTTTTTAGATCCGTCAGGCGGACCAACCATTCAACGTTATGACACATTAAAGTATAAACAATTTGATCAGCTTACTGATAAACAACTTGGCTTCTTTTGGCGTCCAGAAGAAGTAGATATTTACCAAGATGCTAAAGACTTTAAAGCTCTTACTGATCATGAGCAACATATTTTTACTTCAAACTTGAAGAGACAAATCTTACTTGATAGCGTGCAAGGGCGTGCTCCTGTCGAAAGCTTTGGTTCTATTGTTTCTTTACCAGAACTTGAGAATTGGATTATTACTTGGACGTTCTCTGAGACAATTCATAGTCGTTCTTATACACATATTATACGTAACATTTATTCTAACCCATCTAAGATCTTCGATGAGATGTTAGACGTTAAAGAAATTGCTGAATGTGCTGATTCTATTTCTGGTTATTATGACCGTCTTATTACAATGTCAGGTTGGTACAATTTGCTTGGTGCAGGAAC